CTGATATGGTAGCAGGCAGAGATAATTTCGTGCGTATAGCTGGCGTTTATATCGTTAGGATGGACGATGTCGTTTATATAAAAAGAGTTGAGTTTTTGCCACAGAATAAGATAAAGCTAATCAGTCTAAACCCAAAATATAGCGATATATACCCACATAAAGAGGGCTACGAGTGTGAGATACTTGGTAAAGTCTGCGGTAAAGTCCATTGCGAAGTATATAAAGGTCTAACGTTTGAGGATTATGGGATAAAGTAAGGGTGTTTTTATATAGGCGTATAGTTTTAGATAACATAATTAGGAGACAATAGTGGAAACACGTAGCAACCCAAAAGAAGGCAAATTATTGTATCATTTAACTACAATGGACAATATTAAAAACATTATCGAAAAAGGTCTGTTGCCAAGAAGCGAATTAACAAAGAGGAGTGAAACATTTAAAGATACCGCTAATAGCGAAATTCTTTCTAGGAGAAAGGAGCAATCTTTAGACGAATATGTTCCTTTTCATTTTTTTGTAAAAAATCCTTATGATGGCAGGCAGTTTAGGGATCACCCAGATATTAAATTTGTTTACATTACCATAACAAGAGAATTTTTAAAAACCAACAATGGGGTTATAATCCCAAAACACCCACTAAGTGAAGCAAATCATACTTTAGAAACTATGCCATATTCTCATGGCTTTGATGCAATAGATTGGGACCTTGTGGCAAAACGAGATTATCTTGACCAAGAATGCAAAAGAGCTTGTATGTGCGAAGCATTGCATAAAGGGGTGGTCCCAAGTGAAAATTTTAACAGCATAGTAGTAAAAACAAAAGAGGATTATAACCTTATTGACCAACTTATTAAACAATTTTCGCTAAAATGTCATTTAAATCAAAACGAGAAATGGTTTATTTAAAATGATTAATTACACGACTGGTAATTTGCTAGCTTCTGATAAAGAGGCTCTTGTAAATACTGTTAATCTTGATGGCTTTATGGGCAAAGGGATTGCATATCAATTCAAAAGACAATTTCCTAAAAACAATGAAGCCTATATTAAGGCGTGTAAAAACAAGGAAATTAGCATAGGCAAACTTTTCCCATTTAAAGAAGATGAAAAAATCATAATTAACTTTCCTACAAAAGACAAATGGCGAGAAAAAACAAAAATAGAATACATAGAGAGTGGGCTTGCATCATTAAAAGACATTATTCAAAAGCACAAAATTGCTTCTATAGCTATTCCACCCTTAGGTTGTGGCAATGGTGGTTTAAGTTGGAGTATTGTTAAACCCATAATAGAAAATAGATTAAAAGACATACAGGATAAAATAGATATATTAATATATGAACCAGCACAAGGGTTTTTACCACCTGTAAAATCTGTACCTAAAACAACTATTTCTCATTTGTTGGTATTGGCATGTATTAAAAATTTAGGGACGGCTCACCCACTTGCCATTCAAAAGGCTTTATTCTTCACTATGGTTTTTGCTAAAAGTAATTTTTTTAATTTTATTGAATATAAACACGGTCCATATTCTCATCCGATAGAAATAGTTTTAAGAGAAGTTAATGAATTTTTGAATTTTTACAATTTTAGCAGCGAAGATAAAGAAGAGGCATCTTCTGCTCTTAATTTTTTATATAAGAAAATGTTAAGTAAAAAGATAGAAGAACAGAGTTATTTTTATGCCCCATTTTTAAAAAAATCGTGTCATTTATATATTTATCTTGTAAAAGCCTATGGTAAAAAAGATGCAAATAAAAAAATAGAAATTATTGCCACAATAACACATATTCTACAAAAAGCCCAGTATTTGTCCGAGAAAGATATTATAGATTTGTTTTTTAAATACCCAAAAGAAGATATTAGCATTTTTAAAAAAGAAGAAATAATAGAAGGTATTAACATTTTAGAACAAAAAAATATAATAGAAAAAGACCTTCTTAATAATTATTCCATAAAAGAAACTTTCGTTTTATAATTTTTCTTGCATAGCAACCACTTAAAACAATGAGAACAAAAATTTTAGCACTTATTTTATGCTTACCGCTATCTCTCTTTGCCTTTTCAGCCAAAGTCATAAAAATATCTGACGGCAACACCATTTAGGATGCTTGCCACTCGTTAGCCTTGTAAATGCCTAGCACATAAATAACCTCATCATCTATCAAGTAAGGTATTACATAACTTTTAAAAATCAAGTCGCGAATACTCTCATCGTTAAAATTAATGGACTTGCGGCAAATAAAAGGCGTCTGTGCTGTGCGTTCTATCTTTGCGATAAGTTCGTTTCTAAATTCTCGCGCCCTGCTTAGGCTGTCTTTGGCTATGAAGTCAAATATTATCTTTAGCTCGCGCTCAAATTTAGGCTTGTATTCTATTACCATTGCATAATCCGCGCTTTTAGCTCGTCGTGGCTTATCGTTTCAAACTCCCCGCGTCTGATAGCTTCAACGTCTGATAATATCTCGGCTTTGATAACCTCTAGGTTTTTGCGTGCTCTGGCTTCATCTATTAGCCCTTTGCCTTGTAGTGCTTCATCGGCTCGTGCGTTTAGCTCGTCTGCGTAACCATCATCGATAATTAGCTTTTGATTAGTCGTATTAGCTAGAGCCTTGCTTATTGCTACTATTTGGCTTATTAGTGCTTCGTCTGCTTGTATGGTTAATGTCTGCATTTGTAACCCTTTCTTTTGATTATTTTAGCTTGTATTGTTAAAATTTAGTCTGAAATATGCCCCCAAATACCACTAGGCTTATTTTTAAACTCACTAATTGCCATTGTAAGCGTATCGACTTGGTCGTCGTGTAAGTGGCTGTTATCGGCGGTAAATTTCTCGCACTCATCTACAAAATCACTAACCCACGCTCCAACACTAGGCAAATTTACATATCCGCTCTCAATGTAACCTACAACGTCTAAAACTCTAGTGTATTTATCCTTTTGTGGTATTACGGCTCTTACTGGGATATTATTTTCACGTTTTATCTTTTGTATTAGCCCCGTTCCGCTTGATTTGTCCTCTATGTAAAACATTAGTCCGTTATATGCTGATTTATGCTTGGCAAAAAAATCTTTAGTGGCATTTTCAAGCTCTATGGCGTCCCATTTGCCACGTTTTAGGTCTAGTAAATAAATGGCATTGTCATATCCTAAGCCAGCTAATAATAAAACGCTGTAGTCGTTTTGCTCGCCAGTCTTTTGAGCCGTATCCATAAAAACGCCTACACGCTTAATCCTTGGTGCTACATCATAACGACCAAACCACGCCCCTTGTATAATATCTCCGCCCTTAGTGCTTGGGTGTTGTTGATAAAGGGCGTTCCACGCATAAGAGCCTAAGGCACTTTTTATTTTTAATAGTCTGTTTAAATCGTATCTTTCTGGGTGTAATGCTTCGCCCTCTCTGCGGTGCTCCTCGTCGTGTTCGGCTATTGCTGGAAAAGATAAAATCTCCCATTTGTCGCCCTCTTTTTGAGCTTCTTTTATTAGTCGCCCTGCTAAATCGTCCTCGTGCCACCTTGTCATGCCTAGTAATATGCCACTCTTAGGGCTTAACCTTGTGTAAAGGGTTGTAACATACCAGTCCCACACTCTATCCCTAAAAGTTGCACTATTTGCTTCTGCTGCGTCCTTGATAGGGTCGTCGATAATGGAAATATCCGCTCCCATGCCAGTAATGCCTCCACCTACGCCCGCGCTCCTATACGCGCCCGTGTGTCCTACAATCTCAAATATTTCGCTATTTCTAAGGGCGTTTTGAGTTACGGTTACGACACGTTTGGAGTTTAGTTTTGTTTCGGGGAAAATTTCCTCATATTTTTCACTCATCATAATACGCTGCACGTCCCTATTCATTCTTGTGCTTAAATCGCTTGAGTATGAGCTGGCAATTATTTGCAAATTTGGATTTTTGCCAAAAGCCCACGCTGGGAAAGCTCTGCTAAATAACTCACTTTTACCACTTCTAGGCGGTGCAAATATCATTAAGCGCGGTTGCTTACCCTCCATTACATTGCGATAAAAACGCTCCAGCTTATTTGCTATTTCTTTATTAAACCAGCCGACTTGATAGCTTGGGTTGATCTCGGTTACAAAATGAATTAAGCTACGTCTTGCCAGCTCGTTTTTAATTTGCTTTTGAGAGTATTGCGTCAAGTGTTTCGAGTTCATCATCGCTTAACCCTGATAAATCTAGCTCGGGCTTTTGGTTTTGCTGTGTATTGTTATTGTTTATGATCGTTTGTGGCTCTTTGCCTAGTATGGTCTCTTTATTTCTAGCGGTTATTCTGCTGTGAGCTTCAATATCGCCTATCGTTTTGGCATTTTTTAGCATTTCGTTAGCCCTTTTTTGATTTGTTAATGCTGCGTTTTGAAAAAAGATGAGGTGTTTTGTAGCCTCACTTATTACCTCATTTACGCTGTTAATTTGTTGTAAATTTTCGTCTGCTAGCTCCGCTTTAAAGGCTACTTCGGCGTTAATTTTTTCTTTAAATTTTGGTGCTAAGCCCTTGACTA